GAGCCAAGTTTGCTAATTGCAATGCTGCTTGCTGTTGTAAGCCTCGTTCTTGTTGGTATTGCTGTCCTGCAATATTAGAAGTAATATCGCCTAAAGAACGACCAAACTGTTCGGATACTGTTCCTAATGCTCTTTCCATAGAGCCTGATCCTAAACGACCAGACTTAGAATAAAGACTAGAAATACCTGGCAATACTTGTTCACTAAACGCTTGCTGTAGTGGGCGCGTAGCTGCTTGCATCATCTGTTGCTGATACGGATTAGCGTTTAAATATTGACCTGCTGCTGTTCCACTTAGACCACCTAAAGATTGTAAATAAGCACCTTGTGCAGCGCCTAGGAATGGCGATGCTTGTCTTGCAATATTTTCCTGTTGTTGCAACGCAGTTAATGTTTGCTCAGATGGGCTTACATAAGTCTGACCAGGATACATAGAAGGTTGTTGGCGCAAGAATAACTCTTGTGCTTGGCGTAATCCTTCTGTTAAGAATGGGCGAATTGTTGCATCTATAGAAGATGCTTTTGGGTCTGGTGCGCCAGGAGTAATTGGCTCACTAGGTAAAAAGCGAGGTGCAGTTGTTGTATACCCAGCAGCAGGAGTTCCGTAGTTTTGGTTATAAAACTGATTAAATGCTTCTGCATCAGAAGCCATACCAAATTGCTGACCAAATTGATCGTTACCTGTAACTGGCAAACCAATTCTACCAAGCGGATTGTTTGCGTTTTGTGCATCTAACTGTCTTTGAAAAGCATCTCTAGCTTCTTGATAGTTTGGTGGTAATACTCTATTTGGATCGTATGGAGCAGTTTTTGTATCCGCTTGAGGAATACCACTAAATGACTGTGTTAAAAATGGTGTCATTGGCATAGAGCCACCAAGCGATGCTCCTGTATTTACCATTGCCTGTCCAATAGGTTGTGCTGAACCTGCCATAATTATTCCTTTATCCTACGATGATGTATTTATAAGTCATGCCTGATACTGTATTAGCTGGATGGCTAATAGTGGCACTTCCGTTGGTTACTGCTGATATATAAGGTCTTGTAAATAAATTGCTTGTGTATCCATTCGATGACAGATAGCTAACTGTTGCTATAACACTAGGTGTTGCAGGTCTAGTGGGTGTTGTCTGTGTTGCAAAATGTTCTAAGCTAACACCAATGTCGCTTGGTCTCCATGCCAATTGCACATAATCATCTTTTTGCAATGCAAGGAAATAATTTAATCCTGCAATTACTCGACTAGGAGTTCCAGTAGATTTTCTCTGTGGAACGCCAAATTCACTATTGCTGTCAGCAACATCCGATCCATTCTTTCTAAACCAAATGCTGACCTCTTGAACATCGTTAGTCGTGTTAATTAACTGTACTGAGAACTGAATATTGTAGAGTCCTGCGTAGTCTACTTTTAACTTTGTGCTGTCTACAAGGCTTGCACCAAGGTTATAGTCTGTAGTGCTAAACGACATAATGTTTACTGCTGTCGTTGTCGTTGCTGCTTGGTCTGTATCGTCTTGTACCGCTAGATAGGGGTAATACGCTGTAGCTGATACATCGTCTGTAGCCATTAACAAGATGACAGAATCTACACCAATACGAGCATCTGTAATCGTTGTTGTTGAAGCTCCACCTGTTGCTAGAGTTACCGACCCTGTATTGTTGGTCTTGCCGTTCATAATCCCATTGACTACTTCGGCAACACCGCGCTGATCTGCTCCAAACGGAGGCAACACTCGAAACATTATCTAGTTCCTAACGGGTTCATTTCTACATCAATCCCTACTGTATTAGTCCATTGACCTGTAGGAGTTAATTGTAGACGATGATACCTTCCAACACCACGCAAAGATACTCTATTTTCGGCATCTGCTGCTGTCTGTGAACCAAATATGACTTGTTCGCTTAAAAGCCTACGAGAGAATAATGCAACGCTACCAGAGCCATTATCCACAATTGGTTTAGCTAGAGTGATGGCTGAGGTTACACCTGGCATCTCAATATCGCCTGTCTCAATGTAAGCTGTGTTGTTTGCACCTGAGAATGTAATAATCTTGGTGTTTCTGACACCGGCAAACTGCATCTTTCCACCAAGCCAAATACGGCTATCAAACGAGGTAGGAATAGTGTCTAAATTACCGAATACATCTAATCCTTCTAAAGCTACAGAGGGAGTAGAAGATGATGCAATTCTGCTTGCATTAGTCGTACCGCTAGTCCACTTGTTTGTCTGATAATTGTAGATAAGTAGTTTATCTACAGTTGCAGAGGCTTGAGAAGCATAAGCCCAAATAACGAGCTTTCTAGCAGGATCTACTGCTGCCGACATAAGGTTTAATGCACCTTCATCAACATCTGAAAAAAAGTATCGATTGACCTTTTCGTTGCCGATCGGAATAATCTGCTGTCCATCGCAGGCATAAAAGCCATCATCTGATAGGAAGAACGATGTGCCACCATATTGAATAATGGAGTTTGCCTCGTAGCACCCTTGGTTTCTGCTGATATTGTCAAACTGAAACACCAAAGGACTACCGATATACGACATCCGATGGATAGAACGATCCATAAAGACTAGACCATACTCGCCACCTGTAAGACCGACTACAGAGCCACCATCAGGAATGTCTTGGAAGTCTGCCTGTGTAGTCGCAGAGTTAGCCCAAGAGGACTCATCTCCCAATGCTGACCATTGCACCCTGTTTGGATATACAGTAGAACTGTTTATGTAACCAGAAACAACAAAGTCTCTAACTACAGTTACATATCGTGCTTGTGGTGCATCGGAGGCTAGGTCTTGGAATGTAGAACTTGTGTTTACATTGTATCCCTGTAGCCTGTTACCGCCATTCGCTGCGACCAACACATTACCAAATTGAGTAAATCTCCAACGCTGATTGGTAGGAGTTGTGTATAAAAATGTTACTGTGCCTGTATCAGCCGTTGTTGTAATGTCTGTGCCAGTTTGAGCATAACTAAATGTTGTAGAAGTAACTACTGTAATAGTAAATGTGCCATTGACACCAGTAGTAGATGTTGCAGCTACTGTTACCGAATCGCCCACAGAATATCCATGAGCAACAGATGTGGTAATAGTAACGACATTGGTTGTTCTGACAACATTGGTAATTGTTCTGCTTGCCTTGACTACAGAATCCAAAGATAGGTCTGTAGTGTCTAACTTAAATAGTTTAGTAGCACCGCCAGCAAACACAAGTGTTACTCCTGCTGATGTTCTAGCAGCGACTACATTGTTTAGGTTCTCGGATGCTGCACCAGAATAGTCCTCGGCTGCGTTGATAGCACCATATCCCAAAGCCTTAGAAAAGACATTCTCTGCCCTTTGTAAGCCATTGGCTAGACCTGGCTGATCTGGAGTCCACTCCCCGAAAGTTATTCTACTTATTGCCATTGTGAGTTTCCGCTAGATATATTTGACCAAGTTGTTACTGTTGGTGTTGTTCCTGTCCAAGTCTCTGAGCCTGCCGATGCAACAGTCCATACTGTCGCACTAGGTGATACACCTGTCCAAGCCTCTGTTCCTGCTGTTTCGTCTGTCCAGTTATCGCCTAATACTCTGCCAAAGCAATTAACTAGGGTTATTCCGTTGACTGTTGCTACTGCGCCATAAATGGCTACAGGGCTTGCTGTAACTGTCGCAAAACACTCTATTGAACCTGTACCTTCAAACTCTACACCACCTACACAACTAACTGTAGCTGTTGCTGAGATACTGCCTGTTCCTAGTCTTTCTCTGATTCCTTCTGCGACTGCTGTGCCTGTGGCTGAAACAGAGCCAGAGCCTGTTCTAGTCCTAATAGCGACTGCCGATACTGTACCTGTTGCGCTGACAGCACCTGATCCACTAAATATTCCAGATCCATTAGCGAGGATCGTTGCCACACAGCTAACAGATCCAGAGCTTGTTCTAATTCTGATTGATTCTGCACTTACTGTTCCTTGTGCTACGACTGAGCCTGATCCATTACGGACTGCAAAACCATTAGCAGTTACTGTGCCATCGGCTGTAATAGAGCCTGATGAGGTTCTTGTTCTTACTGCGCTTGCTGATACTGTGCCATCTGCTGTTACTGAGCCTGCACCTTGTCTTGTTCTAATACCATTAGCAGATGCACTAGCGTTAGCTGTTACCGAACCATCACCATACAGAATACAAGTATTAGCTGAGTTCCATATTGGATCATCAAACGAAACAAGTATTTGCTCTAGCGTTCCAAACTGATCGATACTATCAATCGAGAACGCGCCACAGTAATCTGCTGGCATATTACGCCAATGTTACTGTGAGGCTTCCTGATGCAATCTTAAACAAATCACCTGTTTCTATGGTCTTGGATGCATCTAGGGCTGTATGATACAAAAGGTTTCCAGTAGTAAGTGCATCTAAAATTCCAATGTGGCTGACTGTTCCCCATGTAGAAGTACATTGTGGGAATGTAATGTCAGCAGTAGTAGTAGATACTCCGTTACTAGGCGCACCAAAGGTAGCTGATTGGCGAGCATACGATCCACCACTTACCTCTGTGCCTGATCCAGCGTCTGTAGGATCGCTTGTATAGAGACCAACATAAACTGTTGTAGGAGAGGTAAAGGTTGTTGCTCGTAGAGTTGCATTAATAAGTGCATTCTCTAGGTAGTTTGACATTTCAGCCATGATATTTCCTTATCGTGAGGTTACGCGCATTTGTAATGGAACACCCGAATACTCGCCATTTTGATCTGCATCGGATATGTTTTTAATTGCTCTGTCGTACAAGGTTGCCCATGTCTGACTTCTTGCATCGTTAATTAAGTACGGCTCTGCTTCTAAAAGAGAGGCATAGAGGAGAGCATCTGGATAATTAGCAAGAAATACATT